AACATTGATGACCTTGTGTTTAACATAAAGGCACCAGAGTTTTGAAATGCTGATATTAAGGAAAGACCTGCTTCATCTTCAATTGCACCTGCACGTGTTATAACAACTGTATCTTTACCTATAAATGTATGTTCACCATCTTCGCCATCATAGTTATAAATGGTTAATGAATTTTTTTCTTCGTCTTTGTCTGTAATGATTGAGTGTTTAGTATTGATTATAAAAAAAGGTATTTTTCTTTTTTCACAAGACCTTTGTAAAAAACTTACTGTGATTTCTTTTTTTGTTTTTTTTATACCAGTCTTTTGTTGACGTACTTTAGGTGAAGCTTTAGTTATAACAACAACTGTTATATTATTTTCTTTTGGTTTTTTAGCTTCGCTTATAAACTCTTTAAACTTTGATACTTGCATTTATTCACCATTTGTTTCATCATCTTTAACTATTTTTTTACCTATATTATATTTAGCTGATAATATCCATTCTTTTTTTTCTTTGAATGGCAGTACTTTAATTTGACTTAAAGGTGCTTTGTTTTCAGCGGCCTCTTTTTTAACTATATCAATTAAAGCCCAATCTTGTAAAAGAATTGCAATTGTATTTCTTCTTTGAATATCATTTTCTGATAACGTAGCAGTCTTACCATCAAGAGCAAATAACTCTTTAAAGTGTACTATGTAATATTTACCTTGTTTATGAAGTATATGACAGGACTGAAATAATGTCTTATCTTTTCTGGATGCTACACCTATTCTTGTAAGTGTTTCTCTTACTTTTAAAAAGTCATCAGGCTGTTTGATTGTTACCTCTAACATATCCTCTATTGACCATTTAATATTGTCTGCCATTAATTTCTCCCACCTTTAAATAACTTTGTCTTAATATGTTCAAGTTGTTCTTCGGTCAATAAAGTTAAGGCCTCTCTTGCCTTTTCATTGCTATAACCATAGTATTCCTTCACATACTCTAAATCTTTCAACTTGGTTTGTGATAACCACTTACCGCCAAATCGCTTCTTTTTTCTGATACTATTTATTAAAAAATGAAATTGTAACTGTTTAGGTAGAAAGTGAAGGCCATTCATTTCATTGGCTGGCATTACCGTATCCCAAAACATAGAAAGACAACGATTTATAACATAAGGTGGGTACTTCTTTTCCCACGTTGCGTCATCTGTGTCTAATAGGTTTTCTTTACTTTCGTTAATGGCCTTTAGATAGTCTTTTAATTCATACATAATACGTTAATCTAAAATTGGATAATAAGTATTTTTTATATTTAATTCAGAAGTAAACTGCGAATTTACTTTACCTTTTAAAAAGGTGTTAAAAGCCAAACTAATTCTAGTTTTATTTTCTAAGTTTACAGGAACGGAATGTAAAATATTTGATTTGAATAAAATTAGTTGTTCTGTTTTTACAGGAAATCTCCAAACTGAACTATTATAGATATTCATATCTTTGTTTTCAAATTCAAAAAAATCAGTTTCTCTATTTTTATGAAAGATTATTTCATCATTTTCTACAGTATTAAAATAAAATACTCCACTTAAATAACTATTTTTGTGATTATGCACATGATGTGATTCTTTATTATTGGTGTAATTCAACCAAGATTCTGTAATGTATAATTCTATTTCATATTTTGGACAAATAATAGTATTTACATAATTTATTAAATTTGCATTTATAAAATTTTTTATATCTAATAGACTTTGGTTTTCTAAAACATTTTTTGAAAATGAAGTTACATTATTTGTATTTTTTAAAGTTTGTTCAGCTATTTTTATTGTAAAATTTTTTTCTTGTTCCGTAATACCTCTATTTAAATAGCAAGAATAGATTAATTCTGGAAATAAATTATAATTTTCCGATTTCATTTAAATTTACAACCGGCCATTATTTCTGTTAGGCAGGCCACCATATTGATTTCTTGGTCGGCAACAAAGGCCGCTTTGTATTGATAACCAGCAATAATTAATACTGCCTGTGGTATTGATTTAGGATCTAAAGATTTATAAAGACTGTCATAGACTTCTTTAAATACAGCACTTGTTTCTTTATCTAAGTTTTGTACTACCCATTTACGCATAGCATTAAAATCTTTTTCTTTTAAATTAATAATTAATCCTTTAATACTTTCTTCTGATAGATTAAAAAGAATACCACTGTCTATAGTACCACGAACAGAATATCTTTGTAATTCATTTATCGTTCTTCTAAAATCTGGATAGTGTTTTAAAAGAAGTTGTACTAAAATCTTTTTATCATATTTTACTTCTTCTTCTTTTAATATAACTTCAAGTCTTTTAAGAAAATCATTTTGAGTGATTGCCTTTTGGCCATTCACAATTCTAAAATCAACTACAGTACAACGACTGTGTAAAGCAGGTATGATTTTGTTCTTGTAATTACAAGTAAAGATAAATCTACAGTTATTAAAAAATGTTTCTATAAAGTTTCTTAATGCTGGTTGTACTGATTCGGCGTTCATATAATCGGCCTCGTCTATAATTACAACTTTATGATTCGCTTCTTTGGTAAGTGAAATGGTAGAAGCAAAGTTTTTGATTTTGTTTCTTAACGTATCAATCTGACGGCCTTCATCTGAACCGTTTATGATAATGTAATCTACACCTATTTCTTCACATAAAGCACGAGCAACAGTAGTCTTACCTGTGCCGGCTGTGCCTGATAATAATAGATTAGGTATTTCTTTTTTCTTAACGAACTCTAAGAAAGTATTTTTTAAATCTTCTGATAAGATACAATCTTGTATCTTTCTTGGTCGGTATTTTTCAACCCACAAAAAGTCTGACATAATATAATCCTCAATTTATTTTTCATAACTATAACTAACTTCGTAACCACCTTTACGGTCTGTCCACCAATCATCAACTCTTTCAGAATAATTAGCACAAGCCTCGTCTAACAACTCGTTTTCTTCTTCTGTTGGAGGTTCGCCCATAGGTTCTATCTCACTACCCCATTGTTGCTCTTGGTGTGATATGATTTCTTTTAGGCGTTGTACTGAACCGAATTGCTTTATGACTTCTTCATCAGGAAGATCACATTGAAATTCAGAAGCGACTTGATGCCATTCCGTTCTGGAGAATTTCATATTAGAACTCCGAATCTGGCTCTAATGCTATCCAATACTGTACTGGTTTACTTCTGTTTATAAAGTGACTAATCTTTGCTTTAGAAATTGCAACGTCATAATCATCAGAAATAATCTTAAAGTTATCTGCTTTAAAGTAAGCTGTAAACTCTTTATCAGTTTCACCTACGTTTAAAGAATAATCGTTTGAAGATTTGTTCTTTTTATCTGTTGCTACAAAAGATATTTTTTTACCATCGCCTTTAATAGCAATGTCTGGTAAATTTAATGTTGTAGCTGCTTTTTGTATCTTAGCAAAGTCATCCTTCTTTAATGTAAACGCCACTGTCTTATCTGGCATATTAATACCCTTTTGAGGTGATACTAATACTGATTTATCAGCAAAGAAATATTTAATTACTTGTTTAGATTTTTCATCAGAAATTAAAGCATAGTTTGCACCATTTACTTTAACAGCAGGTTTATCAAATAGTTCTACTGCTCTTAAAAATTCTGATAGATCATAGATACCAAATTCTGTATCAAATTTTTCTGTGATCGTTGCTTCTGCTAATATATTTTTCATAGCAGATATTGTATTTAACTTACTGCCTGGTTTAAAAAGAATATTGTTATTGATCTCACTAAAATTCTTTAAAATGGCCAGTGTGTCCGTACTTAGGTTCATTTCACGTTCTCCTTATCATAGTTTAATAATAGTATAACATAGTGTACTGCTTTAAGCAAGTCAGCTCGGTTATATCCGTTTTTCTTACCATACCTACACAAATACTTAATTGCGTTGGCGTGGCAAAAATCTTTTCCAATGTTTAACGTTTTAAACAAATCTTGTATTTGAAAGCCGTCTTTACCTGTTGAGTAATGTTGGCCATACGTACCTTTAATGTACGTTAAGATTTCGTTTAATATTTTATCTTCATTATATTTCATAATATTTTGGAGCGGACAACTGGTACTGCCCCAATTTCTCTAACTTGGAAAGTTAGAATAATACTTTTATACTATGTCCGCAATTCCTAATCTAACATAGGTGGCCAGAAAAGTCAAGCGATTCTGGCCACATATTAAAAACTATTTAATATCAATAGTTCTTGGTTTTTTTGTTTCAGGTATAATCTTCTCTAATGATACCTTTAAAAGTCCATCTTTCAATTCAGCGCCTTTGATTTCTACATCATCAGCAATTGTAAATGATCTTTCAAAATATCTTTTAGCGATACCTTTATACAGTGTATTATCTTTAACGTCCTCTTTATCAGATTTTTTAGATTTGATAGTTAACTGTCCATCTTCAAAGGTTACATCTATATCTTTTTTATTGTAACCAGCAAGAGCCACTTCAATATCGTATTTGTTCTTAGATGTTTCTACAATATTGTATGGTGGATAATTTACTGTTGGAACTCTTAATCCAAAGTCGTCATTTAGCATTGACTCAAAGTGGTCAAATACATTATTAAACCCTATGGATAAAGGTCTTAGTTGATTGAATATGCTTAATTGTCTATTAGTCATTTTTATCTCCTTTTGTTAAGCAAGTTAAAATTGAAAGCCCACTATTGGCACTTTCAATATTATTTATATAGTCATTAGACTATACTTTGTCAAGTGGTAGTTTGTTTATCACGGAGTAAACTACCAAACACCGATTTGCTGATCCTTTAAGTAGGATCAATCTTTTTAACACCGATCAGGTCTTATGAATTGCCTAATCTATAATATATATACAGTTTCAAGTATAGTGTTAAAACTAGTAACCTCTTAGATTTCTTAGTTCTTTTTGCTTCTTTAAATAGTTAGCTCGCATTTCTTTTGCTTTTCTAACTCTTTTTTCTGATGGTTTTTCATAAGTCTGTTTCATTTTATACAGTCTTAAAACGCCATCTTTAAGCATTTTCTTTTTAAGAATACGCATTGCTTTTTCAACGTTGTTATTCTTAACTTCTACTTTGAGTCCCATTATTTTACCTCCTTAATATCACCATAACAATACTCCAAATCTGCAATAGATTTAAAATATACTTCATAATAATTTCTACTTTTACTAAACCTTATAATTATTTTATCTAAAAACTTTGTTTTATTTAATTTTTTTAATTTATAAAATTTTAAAAATTTTACATTAGCTAATTGATTATTTCTTTCAATAAGATATAATCTTTTCATTTTTTCAAAAACTTTGTTTTTTAAATTCTTTTTATTTTTAATTTTAGATATATGTATCTTATCTCCATAAAAACATTTTAATTCCCACGTCCACCCTTTATTAATTTTTAAATCTTCCGTTGCATTACCTTTAATTTTACCAAAACAAAGTGTTTCTAATAATTGACCTCTTTCTTGGTCGCCTGTTCCGTATATAGGAAAATCACGTCCTATTATTTTTTTTAGAACGTGATTTTCAAAATCTGAAGTAGTTTTAAAATTACTTAGATTTGTCATAAGTTACTAGAGTTTTTTTAGCATTTTTTCTTAACGCACAACCAAATGCTGCCATATTTCTTTTACTTATTTTTAGTTTTTCAATTAACTGAAGTGCTTGTGATTCATCTTCAGAAGTTTCAAAACTAATGTGTCTGCCACCTGACTGTCTTGTTAATTCTACAAGTTTGGTCATATGGTTTTTTTTCTGCACATTCTTCATACCATCAAATTGCTCTTGACTGTAATGTAGAATTGCTTTAATAATGCCTGTGGCTGCAACGCCTTGAGCGTTATTTCCATAAGCTTGTTTATGTAAAGCTTCTAATAAAGAATATTCTTCCAGTTTTAGTGGAGCTACGGTAACCGTTGTAGGTTTCTTTATTGTGTCTTTTTTACTTTGTCCCAATTAAATATACCTCCTTAAGGTGTTAAGAATGGCCATTATTGGCCATTCAGGACTATTATAATGGATTTTTGAAAAGTAACTATTTAAATAGCTACTTGTTCCTCCTCACCATCATTGGAATCCGTTTGAGATTGAGCGGCAACTTCTGACTGTCTTTGAGATTCTATGATCTGGTCAGCAGTAGCTCCTGCATCAACTTTAGTGTATAAATCTACAAATGAAGTTTTAGTATCTTCATCAAATCTATTTGTACACAATTCAATTG